TCCTTCTCAAGGCCAACACTCGGGTCGTCGAACATGAGACTGCCGTGATCCCAATAGGGGTGAATCACATGGATCAGGTTTTTGCTCACTGGTCTTCCTCCGCCTTCGTCTCGCAAGTGATGAAGACGATTTGACACAGCCCACGAGGCTGGATCGTGATATCGTCCCCCCATTCAGTCACGTCACAGGGGACGTTCGTCAGTCCGCACTCCGCCTTCGCACGCCGAACAAGTGTTCTGCGGCTTGCGTTGTCGAGAGCCTCGAACTCGTGGCGATTCACCCATGAGTAGTTGGCCTCTCCGGCAAATGTATCCGTATGTTCGACTCGCACATTCAACACTGGTCACCTCCTTCAAGTTCGAGTGATGCCACCGCAATCGCTTCGCTGTACTGGCACGCCCAGTCAACGATTTCCGCCGGGAAAAATGCTTCGTTGTCGCCCTCTCGTCCGGTCCGCTCCCGGTACTGCCGAGACTCTGCTGCTGCCGACAGGAACGACAGGAGACTCGCAAGTCCCTCTCGCTCCGTGCCGCCCTGACAGCCGCTCCTCAAGTCGCGAGCCTGATGCGTCGGCTCGACTCCATCGATCCGGATCGAGTAGCCGTAGACAGTCCGCCCATCGCGGTCAGTGTCCACGGCATCGAGCAGGATCGTCGCGTTGCCGATGTCGATCGTCTCCACTGCTCACCTACCTTTCAGAAGTAGCCGGGATCGTCCGCGACGGCCCCGTCGTTGTCGTTCAAGAACTCCACCGCAGACTCGATGAACTGGATCGCCTTCGCTCCGCACTCTTGGCAGTCGATCGTGCCGTCAGTCGTCAGGTGCTTGCACCCAGCGATCGAACTCACGTACCGGGGCGACCATCCGAAAGCCGAAGCCACGCCCGGCGCGTCGGTGTCTTGCTGCACAAGGATCGAGCGAGACTCGGTCGAGTCCAGCACTTTGCAAATCGCTCCGGGGCAGTCGCTCGTGTCGGCGTCTAGGACGATGTTCACTGGTAGCTCCTTCGGTGTTGGGGGTGAATGAGTCCGTACTAACCGACGACCACGAGCCGCTTGCCCCGCAGTCCAGCCTCCTCGCGAACCGCGAGACCGGCCTGCTGGCACTTCCGCAGGATCGAGGCGGCAGACGCCTTGTACTTGCCGCCGTAACTCTTGGCCTTGCCCCTGAGCGTCGAGCCAGACAGAGACTCGCGACCCAAGAGGATGTCACGCTGGTAGCTGCCCCGGCACAGGCTCAGAGCCTGATCGAGGACCGCTGTGTCGTTGATGATTGCGTAGCTGTTCACTGGTAGCCCCTTTGCTGTTGGTGGTGTTACTTGCTGACCTGAGCCGCCTCGATCGCCTTGACCGTCGCCACTGCGGACCGCTTGAGGCCGAAGTAGCACGGGTCGAGAGTCCACGTCGGGTCGGCGTAGTGACGGGCATCGCTGAGCAACTCTTCGAGGCCGGGGTCGTCGAGCTTGAGCCAGACATAGCGACCGGCACGCTTGACCGGCTCGCAGTACGGCTCGCAGTCTCGCGACTCGTGATCCGCGAAGAACGCTGCCGGGACGCGAACGGTCGACTGCTCTTTCCGCTCTCGCCTGAGACGGTTGCACTCCGCCGTCTGCTTGACGTCTGCCGTGTAGCAGGCACGCGAGCAGAACTTTGGATAGGTGCCGCTCGAACCCTTGCGGTTGGGGTAAGCCCAGAACCGCTTGCGGCACTTCTGGCACGTGCAGTGGAATGCTGTGAAGCTCATCGGTGACCTCTCCTTCGTTGGGGGTGGGATGGTAAACGAGTCCGGACAATTTGGTCAAGCCGCGACGAACGAGGCCTTCGTGGGCCGCTTGCCGAAGGCGAAGGCGGCGTCGCTAGGGCTTCGAGTGAGAGCGGCCACGAACTTGATCCGCTTGCCGACGAGAGCCTCGCGGACCTCATCGATGACCGTCGTGGCAGACTTCACGGCTGCGGCATCGACGTTGATCAACAGCGACGCCGGGGCGGTCGTCCAGACCTTCCAGCCGTCGTCCGACTTGACCACGATCTTGATCGCGGTGCCGAACTGGCTCTGGTGTTCCTTGGCCGACAGCACCACGCCAGTCACCTCGACACGCCCCTCCGGTGCCTTGACGCCAGCCTCAGCCAGACGGAGAGCTTCCGCACGCCGCTCCGCCGCCCACTGCTCCCGGCGGGCAATCTGCGCGAAGGCCCGCTCCACGGCTGCGATCTGGCCGTCGCTGAGACGCCCGTATTCGAGAGCCTTGCTCCGGACGTCGTAGAGGAACTCGCTGGCCTCGACGTCCCTTCCGCCGTCGAGGAGACGGGCGATCGCCGGGTTCTGGCGGAGGGACTCGATCCGCTCGTCGCGGGTAGCCCGCTCGCGGTTCAGCTTCGCGGACTTGCGGAGATTCTGAAACTCGGCAGCAGTCTCGACCTGAAAGCGGTTGTCGAGGCACTGCTCGCCGACGTGGATGAACTGCTTGACGTCGTCGCGGACGAGCAGGGCGAAGTAGCGGATGTTCGCGCCGCAGTGGCCGCAGACTGCCTTGCAGCCCCTGCCGCACGTGTAGCCACGGGCGACGAGAGACTTGATTTGCTCGCGATACTCTTGGAGCGGATCGAAGCCGACGCAAACAAATTCAGGGCTACCGTCCCAGCAGCCGTAGCAATCGTAGAGGCTCGGATCGAAGGCGGCGGAAGAGGGGGCGTGGACGTCGGTGCGAATGTTGGTCATTGTGTCGGCTCCTTTGCGGTTGGTGTCGTTCTCGTCTGGGTGAAGTATAGGACAACCTAGGCGGATTGTCAATTGGGTGGTATCCGGACAATCAGCCGCGTCGCGCTTTTTTAACGTCCCGAACCAGCCGCTTCCAAGCACAGTCCGACAGGTCGCGGACGTAAAGGCCTATCTGATGATTGATGCTGTTGACCGGGCAACGCTCCCAGCCGTCGCACACGGCTTCGACGGCATCGCCGGGGGCGAAGTCACGCCGCACCGACGCAAACCGGATCACCTCTTGCCGAACCGTATTGCCTGTCCAGAGTCGCTTCATCTGTTCGTCGTCCTTTGGCTAGGGGTGGTTGTATCCGTACAAATCAGTCGAGGATCGTCCAGACCCGTCCGCGACGGCAGTTCAGGACTGGGCCGATCGAAGCCACCGCGCGGCCTGACCGCGAGAGGCTGCGGAGGGCAGCGTCGATAAACACTGCCTTGCTGCCGATTGCCTTGCCTAGGTAGCGGCGAGTCTTAGGGCCGTCGGAGAGCAGGCCCAAGACCCGCTCGCTCGTCTTCGCGATGATCTCGTCGTAAGGCACCCACTTGCCGTCCACGAAGCAGGAGCGGACCTTGCAGGAGCCGTCGGAGTTGCTGATCGTTGCCATTGCTCGTTGTCCTTTGGTTGAGGGTGGTGGTATCCGTACAAATCAGCCGTTCAGCTTGTCGAGCCTCGCCTTGGCGTCAGCGATCCGCCGAACCGTCGTCCGCACTGCGTCCGCGTGTTCCGCGTCGGTCGTGTCTCCGTCCGCGTGCCACTTGCGGAACGTCTCAAGCGTCGCTTCCAGACTGTGAACCAATTGGCGAGCTTTGTGCGTTTCGACCGCACGCTTGCACTCGGCACGGTTCGTGCTGCACAGCAGCGGCGTCACGTGCCCGGTGTTCTTGCTGACGGCGACGGCGTCGTACAGCACTTCGACAACGCCGACGCCGTTGCTTCCGACGCGGTGGAGCTTGCTGGACGTGGTGCGGTAGTTGAAGCCGCAGCCGACGGTGGCGGCGAGCAGGTAGCTGGCTGGGTTCTTCTGATTGCTGTTGGTGGTCTTCATTGTTCGTCGTCCTTTGGTTCGCGGTGTCTCGATCTCTCAGCCCCTAGTATAGGGCAAGCTAGGCCGATTGTCAACAGGCAGAAAGCCCCTGAAAAACAAGGGCTTTTTGCTATGACACTATTTCTTCTTTGCCGCTGCCGCTGCCGCCGCCCGCTCGTGAGGCATCACATCTCGCTTGTACCCCTGCGGACGGGCACCTCGAACGGTGCCTGCCTTGCGACCGGCTTCCTTCTCGGTCTTGTACTTCTTGATCTCTTCGATGTCATACGCGGAAGACTTCGGGCCTAGCGACCAACTCTTGATCACGCCACGCTCTGCGAGAGAGCGAACTTGACGCATGGAGCAGCCGATGATTTTCGCGGCCTCACGAGTCAGCACGAGCCGAATCTCTGGAGGCGTAACAAGTGGTTTGGACATAGGGTTCTCCTTCTGTCTGGATTATCGCGTGAGATAGGAACAATGTCAACGAGTTCGCCGACGGTACGATCGAGCGGGGCGGGGGAGTTGTCGCAGCCATTCCCAAAGGCCTTCGAGGGAAGACTTCCACGTGTCGATCTCGAACTCGCTCTCCGGCTCGCCGTCCTCATCGAGCAGAACCTCGTAGACGGACATGGTCACGTCTTCGGCAGTGACGTGAGCCGCGACTCTCGTGTCCGGGCCGTACTCGTGAGTGTCAACCATGATCTCGAAGTAGGCTTCATCGGATTCGCCGTTTTGTGGCCCGGCAGACTCTGAGGCGATCAGGTCTTCAAACGGCAGGAGACTCGCCCTCGCCACCGTGAGGCTGGGCGCAAACTCCCTCACGTACTTGAGCGGATCGTTGACTTGCTTGGCGACTGTGCGTTTTTTTCTCACTGGATTATCCCTTCTATGGTTGTGGAAAGCGTATCCGTACCGGTCGCGCGAGCCAAGCGAATTATCCGGGCCCGGTCAGCGTTGAAGAGTGTCGATGAGCAGCCCGCGCCGAACGCTGGCGACAGTTCCCATCCCGGCTTTGTCATGATCTCCTCAGCGATGCCGCACGTGTACCGCAGGCCGTCGACCGGCTTGAGATGCACGCACGGCGTCCCCTTTCCGAACGGGCACGGCCGCACCTTGCAGCAATAGCCTGAGCCGACGCACGGCGACGCGCCGGGGTAGAGGGGGAGTGTCATTCGAGCCTACTGTTGATGAGTGTGCGGACTTGCTTCAGGCATTCCTTGCAAGTCACCTTCGAGATGTCGCTTGTCGCCTTGCAGTTGAGCCATTGATCATTGCTCAGCGTTGATCCGGGTGTTCCAAGACATTGAGCCGCCTTGCCGGAAGGCCTGTAGTGCGTGTCTGGGTGTCGCTTCTTGGCCTTTGTTGCTCTCTTGTCTACGTGCTTGACCGCTTCAGGGTAGTCGGCACGAACGTCTTCAACTGAGCCGTAGGTACGCTCGTCGTCGCACTCGTAGTTTCCGAACTTGCCGATCCTGTAGACGACATACCTGTTGTTTCGCCTTACGTAGACAGGCCTGCCGTTCTTGTCGCTAATTATGCTCATCGCTCGACCCTTTCCTTGACCAGTGAAACAAGTCTTTCGTATTCGTTCGTCTCGGCAGCGTGGCCCCATAGCAAGCCCACGCCGACGAGATGCCTGTGCATCCAAGTGCGTACTGAGCCGCAGATGCTGACCGGCACCCGCAGTCGCGGCGCGACTTTCGCATTCATGTGGATGGTGCCTCGCAAGTGGTTGACGCAATCGTCCAGAAGTTGCTGATCGTCGCCCGTCATGTTGCTCACTTGGTGTCCTCCTCGATGATCCGCGTCGCCAGTTCCTTGCTCAGTGCAATCCGATCAGCGTCGTCGCCCTGCGACAGGTGAGCGCAAGACTCGATCAGGTCGGCAATGCACGACGAGAGCGTGTCTCGACACTTGCCGGGGTGAACGCCTTTGCCCTGACGCCGTGCCCGGCGGAGAATCCGCCGGATCGACGTCAAGTCCTCGATGCTTCGCCGAAGCAGATCGAGCGTTTCGTAGGCGTGATCAGTCGTGATGAATTCATTGCTCATGTCCCTGCCCTCACCTTCAGCGGCGACGCCGTGACGGTCAGCCCGTCGCGGTCCTCCGGGTGCTTCTCGAAGAAAAACCGCAACGCATCGGTCTTGATCTGTGCCACGATCACCTCGTGGTGAACCATGAGCTTGATCACCGCCCCTCGAAGGGTTCTGCGGTCGTGAGTCTTCCAGCTACGGACGTTCCACTTTTTCATGCTCAGTCCTCCCACGTGTAGTAGATGACGGTCTCGGGGTTGGTTGCGATGTCGCCACGGCTCGTGGTGACGCTCGACAGGTCGCGGGCGTAGTCCCAGACTTCGAGGAAGTTGCCGTCGCCGTTCTCGGCGTTGATCAAGTCTGGCGACGGAAAGACGAAGACAAACGCGTCGTCGGTGTCGGTCTTGCCGAAGTCTCGCAAGAGGCAAGTCTTGTACTTGCCCTTAGCAACGCTTCGCTCAAGTGCTTCAGGGGTGTAGATGGTGTTCACTTGCTGTTCCTCCTCTTGAGTTCCTGTTTGAATGCCGTGTCGTAATCGATCCGCAGTCCAGCGAAGTCCCGCACGGGCGGGTCGTCGAAGAACCTTGCACAGACGTCGGTCCACGAGACTCGATAGTCCGGGTTGATCCAGTCAACTCTCGCCTCGGGCGAGTTTTCTTCGAGCAGCCGCGTGCGGCGATCGAACTCGTCGATCGACCACCGCACGGCGGCTTCGATGTTGGGGTGCATGGGTCACCTCCTTTGCCACTCTGGAATTGCTGACTCGATCTCCGCCAGTTCCTTGTGCATCTCGTCGAGGAGCCCGGCGTCGTCGCACGGCCCCTCGTCGAGCCAAGCCGCCGCCCGGTGGCACGCCTCGACCTTCCGGCTCGGCTTGGCGTAGCGGGCCTCCCGCAGGAGCCGCCACGCGATGTCGTCGTTGGTTTCGCTGGTGTTCACTGGTCACCTCCGTTGATGTTGTTGCCGTTCTCGTCCAACACGAACCACTCGCGACCGGCGTAGGCGTGCGAGGCGTAGTCGTTTGCCTCCTCGTCGTTGCCAGCCAGAAGCGTCTGAACCACGTCGAACGATCCGTCCGCCTTCACGAACGCGATCTGATACTCACGCTGACCGATACACAGCACGCCCTCGCAGAACCGCTGAATGTCGAGATGCTCGACGCCGTCCTCGGCGGCGCGTCGGACGTGCGCGCGATACTCAGCGATGATGTCCGCCTTGGTGTACTTCGTGCCCTCAGCGTAAAGGGCGGCTTCGGTCTCGATCTCGGGGGTGATGATGTTCACTGGTCGTCTCCTCGGGTTGGTGGTGATGGGCAATGCTCAGGAATCGATCCATGACGAGAGGTCTTGGTCACAGCGGATGTAGGCAGATTGGCAAGTGCTATGACGCAGACCGCCTGCCGATGTTCAGAATCTCGTCCGGGGTCAGGTTGACTTCCCACTCGCAGTCGGTCGGGTCGAAGATGTCTTCGAGGTTGTCGCCGCACTTCCAGTGCCCGCTGAGGCTCACGACCTTGCCGCCCCGGCTCCGGCAGTCCTCGGCCAGACTCTTGAGTTGCTTGAGAGTGCCATTCCACTCTCCAACGAAGCAGTAGTCGACGTCGGCATCGCCGCCGAATCGAACCTCGGTGCCGCTCGAACGGAAGAACCGTGCGTCGATCGACTTGGTGTCGCGATGGGCCTCGTCTCGGAGGTGCTTGAGGTTCGCCTTGAGCGACTGGAGCGTCAGGGCGGGCTTGGGCTCCGGCTTGGCCTGCTGCGGACGGTAGGCCCGGAGAGCCAGCCCACGAGCCTCAGCGATGAGATCGTAGACCTCGGCGAGAAACACCGTCTCGCGATCCTTGCCGCCGTCCTCGTTGAAGGTCGGACGGTAGCCGTGCCCCTGAGCGTCGAGGCAATCGTTGAGAGTCTTGAAGCCGGTCAAAGTGGCGTAGAAGTAGTTGGCGACCTCGAAGAGCCGCTTGCCAGCGGCAACATAAGCGGCAGACACTTGAGCGTCCGGGCAGAACACAAACCCGCCCCTCTCGGACGAGATGGCATCGTGCTTGGGCTTGATTGCCTTGAGAGCGTCAAGGGCGGCGAAGGCCTGATCGACGGTGTAGTTGGTGGCGGTGGCGTTCACTGGTGATCTCCTCGTGGTTCGTGGTGTCTCGTCTCGACCCCTGCATTATAGGGCAACCTAGGCGAATTGCAAGTGCTATGACACAGTTCAGAAAAAGCCCTGTTTTACGGCCAACTCCAGCACTTCTGCAACGGCTCGGGCAAGCGGGCTGTCCGTCCCCAGTTCCTGCCCCAGCCGGATCAGGAGCAAGGTCTCGATGATCCGGTTCATGTTTTTGCCTCCTCCCAGACGGGCACCGTGACGCCGTAGTAGCCGTCGTTGTGAGCCGCTGGGTAGCCGTCTGCCCACCGCCAGACTTGGACCCTCTCCAGACCCACCAGCCGCAGCCGATCGACGTCTACGGGCACGTCCGGGCCTCCTGAACACGAGACTCGCGCCCCCGCGCGGAACGTCCGGGCGTTGAGTGTCGCCCGCCCGTCTCCGCACAGCATCGCGATCCCCTCCAGAGTCTTGACCAGATCACCCGCGCGGGGCTCCCTGATCCCGCCGATCGCCACGCTGGGGTGGCCGATCAGATCGTAGGGAGACAGGCCGTAGACGTGCTGCACAAACGCTGACGCGTCCTTCTCGCTCGCGAACCACTCGACTTCCTGCCCGTCGCGGGTGACGACGGCGATCAGCCGCTCGATCACGCTGTTGATGGTCATCAGTATTCCTCCGGAAAAAGAATGGTGGTCACGCTGCGATCCCACTCGGTAATCACCCACACGTCGCGACCGTCGATCTCGTAGCACGAGAGCAGACGGTTGCCCTCACTCAATGCCTCGTCGTTTGTCGCCTTGTCCTCTTGGCAGACCTTGCCCCAGTCTCCAGACTGGTGCTGCTGCAACGCCCGGCCCGCGCCAATCCGCCGCTCGACCGGCTTTTCCTCGACCCACTCCGCCACTCCGCGAGTGGCTACAACCTGACCGATGTCGATCTGAGTCATTTGCTTGTCTCCTCGATGTACTTGCACGCCCGTTGAATCAACTGCCTCGCCCGTGCCGCCTGAAGCTTCTCCTCGCGGTCGCCGCCGTAGGCAGACGTGTAGAGGCCTGCCACGTCGATGATCTCCCTGATGAGGTCGAGCCGGTCGCCGGGCACCAGCACATAGTCTCGCTCCGTGATCAAGTCGCAGAGTTCGACTGCCGACGGCTGGCGGTCGTCCGCTGCCGGGCCGTGAGCGTAGGCGATCCAATTTGAACTGACGCAGAATGGTTTCACTTCAGCACCTCTTTCTTCTTGAGAGTGACCTGTCGAAGTTGGACTGTCGCCACGGTGGCAAGTCTCAGGAGTTCCGGGTTCACAACTTTGAAGATGCACGCTCCTTCGATCGGGTGTATGCACCATCCACGTCGGCGATCGTGATCTTGCCCTCGTCGAGCAACTGGCAGACCGCCGTCAGGCACAGTCCGGGGATGTCGGTCTGGTTCAGGTCCGCAGACTCGCCGAGAGTCTCGGGGACGTGCCAGTGCCAACTCCAGTGATCTCCGTGAAGTTGATCGAGCGACAGATGCTTCTCGCGAGTCTGCGGCCCGATATCGGCGTAGCGAACGACCTCGCAGAGAAGCTCCGATCCGCTCCTGTCCTTCTCGGGAGGCAGGATGAAGACGGAGCATCCTCCGAACGCGTTCCTTGCGATGCCGTAGTCCGAACGCGTCACGCACGAGAAGTGTTCCGCGTGCAGCTTGGCTTGTTTGTGTGTCATGGGGTTCCTTTCGGGTGATTAAGTCCGTACTACTGAAGCTGCCACTGGCCGACGGTGTTGCCGTTGTAGTCGCGGATGGCTCCGCTCTGAGCTACGCCCGGCTGTTCTCTGATGTCGTCGTAGACTTTCGCGAGGCACCGCTCGATCTCTCGCGGGTTCTCGAACGCTGCGTTGTCGGTATCGATCTTGATGAAGAGCGTCACTGGTGGGGTTCCTTTCATTCTGGGTGTGCAAACTTTGCCCGCACGGCGACGTCGCCCCGCAGTACAAAGCCTTCGTGACCGATGTGAAACACGTCGAGTGCCTGCTTCTTGGTGAATCCGTTCTTGACCGTCCGCAGGCCGTGCTTGCTCGTGTGAACCGGGTACTGAGTCCCGTCGCCTTCGTAGAAGGCCACGGTGGCCTCAGTCACCCAGTAGGGTCTTTGGCCTCCTCCGCAGAGGCCTTTGATCGTCCGGTAGTTCACAGTGGCAAGCTTGCCGTCGAGGAATGTCGCACACGCGAGCGTGTAGCCGCCGTTGGGATGACGATGCACTCTGCCGTCTGGCTTGTTGATGGTGTTCACGGGTTGGGTTCCTTTCGGGTGATGGTATCCAGACTAGAGACTGGCGAGAATCCGGTAGTGGTTGCGAATCAGTTTGCAGGCCTCGCGGGCGACGAACACGATCCGCTCTGGCGAGATGCAATCGTCCTGCTGCTCGACCCACACTGAGACTTGCCCAAGGGCAATGCTCTCCAAGAGGCTGTCGTGAAGGATGCCGTTGGTCGTGTTGTGTGCGTACTTCAGGGCGGCTTCCGCGATCCGTTGCTGGCTGCTTTTGTTCTTCACTGGTGAGTCTCCTTGAGTCTTGGGGGGGTGGCGAGTGTATCCGGACAAGTTGGACGGTGAAAGACGGGTCATTCAATATTCAATCAAGCTTTCGTTTCGCTGGCACTGCCCCAGAATGGCGAGCCTGAGCCTGCTGCGACGGTCGGCCGGGCGAATCTTCCAGAGCAGTTTGTCTGACTCCCGCAGCCTTGCGAGAAGCCCTTCGGCGTCCGCCCCGGCGGCGGCGATAGCGTCGCGATTGCGGGCTTGCTGGCGGGCAACCTCCGGGCGATCGCCGCCCGCCTGCCCCAAAAGTTTGTCGGTTTCGCCAAGCCTCGCCAGCAGTCTTGGCAAAGCCCAAGCAAAAAACTCACGCTTCTCACGCTCGCGGTGTTCGCGGTTGTAGGCTTCGATGCCCTCGTGGATCGATTGCTGGCTGGTCTTGTTCTCGTTCATGTCTCGCGTCTCCTCGTGTCTGGTGTCTCGATCTCTGAGCCCCAAGTATAGGGCAACCTAGGCCGATTGTCAAATGCTATGACACGGATCAGTCTTTCCGGGCCTCCGTCGCACCCTCGATCGCCAGAGCCGCCTCCCGGCTCTCGAAGGCGACCTTCTTGGTCGACGGCCCCCAGCCGGTGCCGGTCCAGAACTTGTCGTTGCCGTATTCGACCGCCTGCACGGCGTAGAACCGGGGGCGGCGGTGGGCGGCGACCTTCCCGGTCGAGGAGCGGCACGACCAGCCGCAGGACGGGCACTTCACGTAGCCGTGCTTGCCGATCTGGACCCGCTCGCCGCTGCCGGGGCAGCGATCAGCCGCCTTGGACTTGGCCTTGGCGGAGGCCTCCTGACGGGCCTGCTGGAAGGCCTCGGAGCCTTGCTCCTTGAGAGCCAGTGCAAGCCGGGCCGGGATCGTAGCCTGCTCCTTGTCCTCGACGGGAGCCTCTGGGAAGCACACGCTGCACAGAGCCGGGCCAAGGTCTGCGACGGCGTCCGCTGGGGCCGCGCCGCTGAGGTAGGGGACGAGGGCGAAGCCGGTCGGCTCCCGGCCCTTGTTGCACGTCGAGCAGCCGGTCGAGGCGTGAATGTGGCCGTCGCTGGAGGTCACGAGGAAGTAGCGTGCCCACGGGCGGCTTCGGTAGTCGTTTTCGGACTCTTGGACGGCAAGACGTGCCTCGGCGAGACGCCCCTCGGCGTTGCCGTAGGCCTTGATCAGGTCGCCGTAGCCTGCGGCCTTGGGATGGCCGGTGATGAAGGCCTCGACGACCTGATAGGCCTTGAGCGGCTGAACGTCCCCCAGAGTCGGCAGGGGGTTGTGGTGCCAGCCATCTCCGGCGGCGATCGGGGCGTCTGGGTGAACGTAGACGTGCGTCGGTCCAGAGCGACGGTCGCCCTTCACGTAGACTCCCCGGCCGAAGAGGTACACCAGAGAGTCTTCATCCTGCTTGGCGTAGAATGCAGCCGTGCTTCGGGCGGCGAGCCGCTCCACGTAGAGCGTGTCGGCGGCGACCGGCGAGAGGTTGCTGAGGTTGGTCATTGTGGCGGCTCCTTTGTGGCTGGTGTCTCGTCTGTGCCCTTGCAGTATAGGGCAACCTAGGCGGATTGGCAAGGGGAAAAATCCTGCTATGACACACGGATTTTTAGGCCTGTTTTTCGAGGCTTGCCCCCGGACAGGTCTGTCGACACTCCCGGCAGACGGTCGATCGCCGCTTGCTCCAGCACCCCCTGAGACTGGCTTGGCACCACGTGCCGTGCGGGCACTTGTGCCTTGCCAGTCTGCCGCTCACGCCGCTGCGGACGACCGTCACGGCACGCCCGCAGAGGTGGCAGTCGACGGCGTCTCCAGTCTTTCTCACTCTTGCGCCTCCTTCCTCAGCTTGAGCCCGGCCCGTGCCGCCGCGTGAGCCGCCGATCCCTTCCGCACCGCGATGTGAATCTTGCCCGTCTCGTAGGCGACGACAAACGCGTTGCTCGCCGTCCCCATGCTGGCAGTGCGGCGTTCGCCGTTCTCGCAGACGAGGCCGTGCTTCAGGAAGTATTCGTAGACCTCCTTGCAGATCGTCGCTTGACTCTTGATCATTCTTGCACCTCCATGGCCTCGGTCCAGTATTGCCTCGCCAACTCCTCGACGAGCCGGATGCGACGATCCGACTCCTTGCGATCGATCGCCCACTGCGATTGATCATGGTAGTCTCGCCCGTTGGGAGTTGCCTCTCCCATGAGCCGCTGAGCCGCTTCGAGAGCGTTCGCGACTGACGCCAGTGCGTCTGCCATCCGGTCACGCGGCGTCCCTGCGAACGATGTCGTCGGTTTGATCTGGTGCATCACGTTGCCCTCCATACGAGTATGGTCTCGCCCTCGCCCGGCCACGCTGGCTGGAACCCAAGGGACTTGTACCACCGAATCAGACTTCGCGTCTCGATCGTCCTCTTGCCCTTCGCCTTGAACGCACCCATCGGTGCGACTTCGAGATTGATCTCCATGCCTAGACTCGCAGCGATCGACTGCAAGTCTTTCATCGCCTCCGTCGCCAGCCCTTGCCTCCGGCTCTCGCCGTCAACGATGATCGCTGCCAGCGTGACTCGATCGTCAGGCTGCACGGTTGGGTCTCCACGCCACGCGCGTCCGTTGTGGTAGTAGAGGTCGATGTTCTCGATCGCGACACGCACCGCACCACGCACGAGCGTCGGTTAGTGCCCGCAACCCCACGTGATCGCTGCCGGGTTTGGCGTCCAGCCGCCAGTCTCGCTGCGGGCACCGCTTGGCTCGTGATGCCAGCCGTGAGACTCAGCGGCTTCGATGAACTTGATCAGGCTCATTCCACTGTCTCTTTCGTTGGGGGTGATGGTATCCAAACAATCAGGCAACAGCCAGAGCGTCGATCTCTTCCTGCGAGATGCACACTCCGGCCTGATCGCAAATCCACTTGATCTCTTCGAGCAATTCCTGACGGGTGAAAGTCTGCGAGCGGCGGGCTGGGCGGGTGTTGATACCCTCAGTGATGCTCACGTCGTGAGGGCATGACTCGCCAGCCCTGATGCCGTAATGCTCAAAAACAGAGAACGCCAACCTCCTGTGGCTGCTCTGGTGGCAGAACGCAAACGCAAGGCGGTCGATGTCGAGCGGCTGGCTCGCAGACTTGATCAACGCGTAGGTCTCGTGGACGTGATTGCCTTTGTTGTTCACGTTGCCGTTGACCGCCCAGACCTCGACGCGGCTCCCAGTGGCCTCGATCACGTCGATCGCGGCAAGGATCGCCGCACCGCGACCGAAGATGGCAGACGCCGAGACGGAGGCACTGACTGCGGTGTTGACGTTGATCCTGACGACTGGCTTCGACTGAGACTCGTCGCACACCCGGACCCCGAAGCACTCCGGCTCCCCTCCGAGAAATCGACCGACGTCCACGTAGTCTCCTGCGACGTCATAGCCGATCGACTCGGCGCGAGCCGCCACGAGCGTGCTGATAACCTCGCCCAGACTGGCGCGGATGCTCTGAACTCTGGCGGCACCCTCGGCCCAGCCGTCGCGGGCCAGCTTCGCGGCTTCCCCAAAACTGTAGGTACCGTAGAAAGGCTCGTTGCCTTTGCTGTGGCCTGCGTCCCATCCTCGATAGGAACTCTTCTCGGCTGAGGCGACGAACTCTTCCCAAGAATCGAATCGAGCGGTTGTGATCTTCTTCACTGGTAAGTCTCCGGGGGGTTGGTGGTGGCTGTTGAGTATAAGCGGACGTCGGCGGATTAGCAAGCCCCCTCGATCTTCGAGCGGGTGTCCGTATCCAGACCTTTCCAGACGCAAAGGGTCAGGGCGTCGTTAATCGAGAAGCCCTGCCGGATCAGGGCCGTTCCGTTGATCGAGGCGCGGGGACTGATGATCACGCGGACGGCCTTGCCGAAGGTGGAGACCGCATTGCGGATCGCGACCACCTTCTGAACGTACTCGTAGCAACGAGCCTCAGCACCGTCCTCGCTCTCGAATCGGAACGGGGACGGGCAGGCCGACTTCGACACAGCCGACACGTCCACGCCAGCCGCAGCCGCCTCGATCCGGGGATCGTAGGGCCAGTCGAGCAGGACGAAGCGGTCGAGGGTGGCAGCGTCGATCTGCTGACGTCCAACGTACTGGCGATCCGCGCCGAGGCCGATCGTGTTGGCACCGGCAATCAAGACGAAATCCGGATGCTTCTCGACGACGACGTCGGGGAAGGAAGCCTCGCCGTTGGCTAACAGGGCGTTGATGACGACCAAAACCGCCGGGCTGGCGGCATCGACCTCGTCGAGGAGGAACACGCCGCCAAACTCGAACGCCTCGCGAAGCTGAGTCCGGACAGTCCTACCGTTGGCGTCCTGATAGCCAATCAGGCTCGACTCGGTCACCTGCGGACCGACAGACTTAGCAAAGAATCGCAGCCCGAGAAGCTTCGCCACCTCGCTGGCAGACGTCGTCTTACCGCTGCCCGCCGGGCCGCAAAGCCACGAGTTGCGGCGTGCCCTTACGATCCGCAGCAGTGCCTCGAAGTAGGCGTGCTGTATCTTGCCAGCCGTCGTGACGACCGGCGAGACCGGCGGCTTCTCAACAGGCTTGGCGGCGGGCGTCGGCTCGCCGCGATCGTTTTCGAGACCAGCCACCCAGAGGGTGATGCCACGGCTCGACTTGACGACTTCCTTGCCGCCGGGGCCACGCAGGGTGAAGCGGCGGGAGTTGTAGCCACGGTCAGTGTGAACGATCGAGATGCTGTCGATCGTGAAGCTGCGTCCGTCGTCGAGCTTGACGATCGTGCCGACGCGGTAGGACTTCCATGCTGGGGCGGCGAGAGTTGTGTTCACTGGTGTGTTCCTTTGGTTGAAGGCTGAAATCGACTGCCCCCATAAGATAGGCCTACGTAGGCCTAATGTCAAGTGTCAAGTGTCTGCTATGACACAGAAGACGAAAAGGCCTAGTTTCCTAGGCGTTCCAGCACACCCGCGAGAATCGGATGGCGGACAATCCCAGTCGAGTCGAACCGGAAGACGGTGACTCCCGGCAGTCCTTCAAGTTTGTTGACTACCGTCCCAAGAGCTTGCTCGTGAGTGCGAAGATCGCTCTGCGACAGGTCGCCGGTCAGGATCATCTGCGAGTCTCGGCCTAGTCTCGTGATGACAAGCTTGAGTTGCGAGAGCGTGCAGTTCTGAGACTCGTCGACGATGACGATTGAGCGGTTGAAACTTCTTCCACGAAGGTAGGCGATCGGCGCGACCTGAAGCATCGCCCTGAGTTGCTCGCGACGTCTACCAGTGCGACCGGCGACGGCGTCGAGCGCGTCGTGAATCGGCAAGAGATACGGCGCGGCTTTTTCCTCAAACGTGCCGGGCAAGTATCCAAGACTCTCGCCAGCCTCGACGATCGGACGCGTCAAGATGATTCTCTCGAAGCGACCGTCAGCCACGCACCGCGCGGCGTAACCGCACGCGAGGTGAGTCTTGCCTGTTCCGGCCGGTCCAATAAGAAACGAGATCGACGAGCGAGCAACGGCTTTCAATGCCGCGTCTTGCTGGCGGTTGAGCGGCACGATCTCGACGTCGCGAAGCGGCTCGATGGCTACCGGCTGCTTCGGTCGAGACTTTTTCACTCGCTGTTGCTTGGGCATCTACGTTCATTTTACGGACGACGACGGCGGACCCGGAAGAGGTCGCCAGTGCGTGATTCCAGTGAGTGGTAAGTTGACGTCGCCGCCGAAATCAAGGCTATTGCCGTCTCTTTCAGCGAGGATCGTCTGACAGATGTCGTCGTCAGGGTTCCACCACAGCACCCACTCGCCGTCTGGCGGGAGACGGTCGCTGACTTGAATCCATCCGTCGAGCCTGATCGGCTCAAATCCCTTCGGAAGCACCGGAGCAGAGTAGTAGCTGGCGTGGCTCGTCGAGGCCGCGACACTCCACGGGATGAAGTCCATGCCAGTCGTCTCGTTAACTGTTCCGGCGATCGGAGGCACAAGCAGACGGAGCCGCCCGATCTCTCTGATCAGCTTGAGGACGAGGCACGTCGAGTGCCTCCGGTGGCAGTTCTCGGAATGTGTTTGCAGCCGCTGTCCGCTGCCGATGTCGGCGAGCCACGTCTTGGCGTCCGCGACGATGTCACTCATACATATACCTCTCGTCTTTCGACACGTCCCAGTCGCCGCCTTCGCACCGATACACCTCAGACTGGACTCGATAGCCGCGACTCCGTGGGTTTGGCCTGCCACCAACGAAGTAGGCGTCCGTCCACGCGATGCGGTTTGTGGGCAACGCACAGAGATTGCCGTTGTCCAACGCGATCACGTGCGCACACTTGTTCTGCTCAGGAGTCAGCGTGAACCCCGGACGCTCTTGAGTCTCGGGAAGCCAGTCTGCCGTGAATAGATACCGTCCGTTCTGCGAACCGCTTCGAGTGTATGCGATGCACCTGTGGCCGCGAAGGTAGTCAAACACATGAACAACCGGACGAGCAGAGAAGCAGTCCCACAACTGGCAATCGCCCAAAGTGGTCTCGACGGCGTCAGGACGCAGGGCGATAGCGTGGATCGGCACACCGCGATAGTGGGCACCGCTGATCATCATGCAGTGAAATCCAAGGGCACGTCCGCCGATGCTTTGAATCGCGAACGCATAGGCCTCCTCGACGCCGCTTGAGTCGGCGATGTAAGGCAGTCTTACCCAGCATCGAAGCGTTGGGATGTCGGCGTTCAAGCGAGTCGCTCCAGTAGCGTGGCGGCTTGGCACCACCAGCACCGCGCCCATCGGCCCGCACATCTATGGCACACGCCACGATTCATTTCAGTCGCTCCAGCAGCGAGCGGAGCGTGGCGGCGATCGTCTGGTAGCCGTCCATGGCAAGCAGTTTGCTGGCAGCGTTGATCGCCGCCCGCTCCTCGTCGGTGAGCGTGGCGTCCATCGTCACCGTCACGCTGCCGCCCTGCACAGAGAGCGTGGCGTCCTGATCTGCGAGTCGGCGGACTGCTTCGTGGAGGCGGTCGATCTCGACTGCCGCCTCCGCGAACAGATCGCCGCCGTGGGCGAGGTGGAGGCCACGCCAGTTCTTCAGGCGAGAGACAATGTCGCCCTCGTAGGCCCGTCGGCTCGCGGCCTGTTGCTCTGCAAGCTTCTTGAGTTGCTCGAAGTCGTTCACTTATCGTCCTTCCACGGTAGGATCGGCCGCACTGGTTTCGAGTAATGCTCGACGAGCCAAGTTTGCTGAGTCGTCTGTAGCCGAATCTCGCTTGCTACTTCCCGAAGTGACTTGTTGATGTCACTCAGTGCCGCAACGACACAGAATCCGACTGTGATCAGCATGAACGCAAACGTGTACGAGGTAAGTGGGTCGCGAGTGGTCATGACTTACCCCAGTGAAACAACGGGACGCCGACGCAAAAGCAAAGCAAGCCGACGGGCATGGACAGAAACATCCATACGAGCGGCAATCCAGCACCGGCACTCAAGTCTTTGTCGATCGGGCACGAGAGTACGTTAATGACATACCAGTCTAGGTACGGCTGATTGAGCGTGAACAGCGGGGCGGGCCACGCCACCAAGCATACGCCGAGGCATAGAAGGACGAATCCGACGACGGTGGCGAGACGTTTCATGCCCACGTCACCGTGACCCGCATAAGCTCGCTCGCAGTCATCGCGTAGCTCACGTCAACTGGACGCAGCTTCTTTGTGTATGTCTCAACCATCAGAGTGTCTTCACCCTTCTTGCCGCCGGGGGCGTGAACGTACTCGACCTCGTAGTGCATCGGGCCGTCGTAGGTCTGATGACACAAAATCGAGATGACGTGACACTCATTGAGTATCGCGAGCAGATCGTTCTGAACAGCGAGTGACTTCGGCAGTGCCTTGCCAGTCGCGACCTCGGCACCCGTCGGCAGCTTCACGCCAGAGGAGATCGCCGTCGTCACCGCCATCAACGAACCAAGAAAGCCTCTACGATCCATAGCGTTCCTCCATGATCTTGTCAGCCTCGTCGGCAGAGAACGACGCCCCCGCGTGTTTTAGATCGACGACGTTTGGATAGTGCCGCAAGAGTCGCCTTGCCTCGTCACGGACCGCCGTCGGGACTCTCTTGATGCCGTTCTCGATGTACGGCGTCGACAGACGGAAGAGAAACTCTCTCGCGTTGATGACGGCACGAGTGCGTTCGTAGGGGAGCGTCACTTGCGGCACCCCTCACAGAGAGTCGTAATCCATCCGCTCTTGCTTGCCGTACCCGGCTGGCCGCAACCCTCGCACGTCTTGGCACTCTTGGTCTCTGCTTTTTTTATCACGCGAGACGTGTATTCGTCGCCGCCAGAGTAATACACGCGGAGTGCGCCCCACTTCTCCTTGATCTGAACGAAGAGAAACGGCGACTCGCACTTGTGTGCGTCGATCTTCTCGCACACATCGCGGAGGATCGCGTGCCAGCCGTCGCCGTGTTCGCAGCCGAAGATCATCGGGCTGTGACGATGCTCGCGATTCGCAAACAAGGCAGGAAAGTCGCTGTACAGCTTCTCTTCGAGTTCGGGGCTCACTTGTCTCGCTCCATTGCGATCAGTCGCTCATCGAGAGACTTGTTCACGTCCCGCAAGGCTTCGATGAGGACTCTTTGCTGTTGATTCTCTTTCGTCAGCATGTGAATGCGAGTCTCGCGTTCGACATACGAGGCACGACGACGCTGAACTTCAGCACGAAGCTCTCGAACCTCGTGACGATTGAATAGCCAGTCAATCATCGCATTTCTTCTCCTTGAGCCATTTGCTCGCTTTGATTAACCACTGACCGTATCGCTTGAGATCGTCCGCCGTCGTCGCGTCGTCGAATAGGTCGATCGACGTGTCGACCGTTCGCTCGCCGTCCTCAGAGACGACGCACTCGGCACGCACGACGAACAGGTCAGAATGGAACGCACGTGGCTTCATTTGATCGCTCTCTTCAACGCACCGACTGGGAAAAACTGAAGCCCGGCAATCTTCAAGAAAATGACCAGCCCCAGAGACTCGGCGATCGTGATCTGCTTCATGTTGAAGATCGACGGCAATGCGAGGTTCCATCCGATACTGAACAAGAACGTCTCCAGAGCGAAGCACGCGATCACGACGGTGGCGGCGACTGCGAAGTCGAGCATCTCTTTCTTCGTTCGATCTCCCGGTCCAGATACCATCGTGCTTTCTCCAAGTCTTCGATGTCGTTGCCCTTCCTCCCCGCTCGCCATAGGTACTTGATCGCGTTCCCAATTGAGAACCCTGAGCCAAGCCCAAGAGACTCGATGACGTCGATGCACTCGAACTGATCGGACTGGTAGTGGTCCGGGTGATCGACGTTGCTCATCAGCGTATCCGTACTATGGCGAGCAGGAGGAGGCAGCAATCACTTGCTGCCGGGGCGTGATCGTACCTTCGACTTCTTGGCGTGCAAGGATTTTTTCCGGATCACACGCGGCGACCGGCTCGTGCCGATCTGCCGTGGCTGTCCCCGACGGCCGGGGTTCGCGAGGTAGTCGCGAAACTCCTCCTCTGCCGAGGCCTTCTCGACCGCCCAAGCCCTGCCGTTCAGCCTGAAACCCTTAATCTTTCCGCTTCTCAGGTCTCGCATCACCGAAGCGTCTGTCTTGCAGACAATGTCGCAGGCCTCGGGGACGCAAATCCACCTCTTGCAAAGTTTCCGGAACTCAGCCGCGTCGAACGACTGGCCTTTGCACTGCTCCAGACAGAGCATCAGCCCCCTGCCGCTGAGCGGCACCGCCACAAGTCTCTTCGAGTTGATCGCCTTCACGACGCCCGACTTGGTCAGCCCCGTCGCCTTTGCTGCCTCTTCGATCGAAATTGGCCTGAAATACATCAGAGTCCTCCTTGCTTCCGTACAAACCACTCAAAAAACAGCGGGTTTCACCGTGAAACCCGCTGTGGACTTGAAAAAAAATGGCGGGGACAGGATTCTGATGGTGGGCCTGAAGGGTGTTCCGGAAGGCTGAAGGTAGGCACCACGGAGGATGAAGACATGGCAACCAAGGAAGTAGCCCCCAAGTCTGTGCAGTCGATCCGCAGAGCCGTCCGCGAGAGGTTTTATCGAGGAGTCGACAAGAAGGCCGACGTGATCGTCGACCAGATTGTCGTCTGGCTCATCGACGACATTTTTGCGGGTCGTGTGAAGACTCGCCGCAAGGCGGCTGAGGTCTTGGCCGACGGTCTGGCGGACCTGTTTGGAAATGGGAAATCTTGCCGACTATCCGAACTGTGACGCGCACGAGGCGAGTCTTGCCCCCCAAGTAAGGTACTCATGGGGGTCAACTTTTTTGCACGGATGTGTACTCTGCCCACCAGATCGAGGTACTCGTGGTGAGCTACCTCGATCTGGTGGCAAATGAAGGAGGACACACCACCATGACGATGACGCTGGTTGAGTTTTTCGAGACGATTTACGCTCCGCTGAAACTGCGTGGGAAAAGCGAGAACACCGTTCGCCTCTACCACTGCACTCTTCGATCGCTTGCTAAGTTTCTCCAGCGTCAGCCGACGTTGGCTGACCTCGACGATCTCTCACTCGCTCGTTTTTTGACGAAGCGAGCAAGCGAGAGGAGCGCGTTTACGGCAGAGAAGGAACGAACTCAACTTTTGAGTCTGGCTCGCTTCGCTCACGATCGAGGTCTAGTCAAGACACGACCGTGCGTGCCGCCTGCAACGCTGCCGGAAAGAATTCCGACGGCGTGGACGATCGATCAGATTCGATCTTTGATTCGTGCGACTGACAAGGAAGTCGGCACTGTTGATGGGGTTCCGACGAGTCTCTATTTTAGGGCACTTGTGAGTGTTCTCTGGGAGTCGGCGGAACGCATCGGCGCGATAATGGGGGTTCAAGTCCTCGACTATCAGCAGGGACAACTGCTCGTCCGTGCTGAACACAGGAAGGGCGGCAAGCGTGACAAGCTTTACAGCCTGTCACTTGAGACCCAGCACCTTGTCGAACAGGTGTGTCGGGGTAAGAAGCCGTCGCAGGCGATCTTCTCGTGGGACAAGGTCAAGACCTTGCTCTGGCATTCGTTTGGAAGGATCGTCAAGCGTGCTGGCCTAGACGGCGGACGCAAGACTAAATTTCACATGATCCGCAGAAGTTCAGCGACTCACTTCCTTGCTGGAGGAGGCGACCCTACGGCGTTGCTTGATCACAGTTCGCCACGTGTCACAAAGGCCTACATCGATTTGCGTTTCATTGAAACGGGGCCGAAGCCCTGTGACGTGCTTCCGAAGATCGGCTGAGAAGTGCCTGCCGGGGGCGGCGTGACGGGGTAGGCTGGGCGTCACGCCGCCCTCCCTCGGCAGGACTTAGACTGAGATGTCTCGATCGTCGAACCGGATGGTTTCACCAACGGTGCCAGCGAGCCACCTCGTGGCGATCCCGGCCTCGTTCATCATCTGCTCCGCCATCGCGATATCGCGTTCCCACCTCTCAGGCGTTGCCGCTCGAAGCGATGCGAGACCGACGACCTCTTTGATTCCGGCGCAGATGATGCCTCTAGCACAGTCTGCACACGAGAACCACGGGGCGTAAAGAATCGCTCCGTGAGTGCAGATACCAGCCGCCGCAGCCGCGTAGATCGCGGCTCTCTCAGCGTGTTCCATGTACTTGTATTTGCGTGGCGGCTCCAGTCTGGAGAGCGTGCGAAACACTCCCGGCGGGAGTTGGTTCGCAGCGTAGACCGGGATGCCACGACGAGACACAAGAATCGCACCGACGTGCGTGCGGGGATCGTGAGACTCCTGTCTGGCGATGTGGCAGGCCTGCTTCAGGATGTCAAGTTCTGGCGTCATAGTGCGTCGGAGACTTGTCGGCGTGCAACTCTCGCAGCCGTTTCACGTGCGGCGTGAGCGAGTCGATCAACTTCCGATGACCGCCGGGGAACTGCCTATCGTCCTTTAGCTTCCCGGCCGCTTGGCAGTCGACGATGATCGCGAGACAGGCGAGAGCCGCAGACAGATGAGGCACTCCCTCCTCGTCCGACTCCACACCCTCGAACCACGCCGCCAGATGCCGCTGGCACGCGTCCACGTAGACGCTGGAGCGGACTCCGGTGTGCCGCCAGTTCGATCTGCCGTACTTCAACGCACCGTTCAGGAGAGCGATAGAGCCCATTGCCGTGGCCGTAGTCGGCCAGAGGTGCAACGGGAGCTTGTCGGTGCCGACGATGTCTTTTGGGTTGTCTGGCTCTGAGACCGCCGCCGAGGTCTCGGTCATGGTCTTCCATGCCTCGATGACGCCGCTGCTCACAGAGAACACGCCCGGCAGCGGGTTTGCACAGTCCATATCGACCGACGCTTCGAGATCGTCGGCGATCTCATCGTCATCGTCGTCGCTGGCAATAGTATCCGTACTTTCGTTGATCACTTAGATTCCTCCTGAATCCTGTAGCCGAGAGACCAGAGAATCTTGGCAAGATCGCGAGCCGTCTGCGTGACCGACTCTTCCGAGATCGTAGGGCCAAGGCTGGCGTGAAGCCCTTCGTGTAGCTCGATTTCGAGCCTCTTTCTACCCTGTAGCTCCGAATGGATCAACACTTTTCTCTTGTCGAACTCAGTCCAGCCGTCGGCCCGGCCCTTGAGCGGTGAGTAACGCCAGAGCCATTTCTGGTTGTCTATTTGGAAGTGGTGGTCGCTTGGTTGCAAAATAGTTTCTCGAAAATAACGCAGCCTCAGATAGAATATTTGCCCGCCTCCTTGCGTGCATTCTTGATCGCCCGCCGCACGAGCATCCTGCCCGCCAGATCAATGAACGGCAGCCCGCGAGCCTCGGCCTGCTCGCGGAGCCAGCCGACGATCGTGTCTAGGTTGGCCTCGCACCAGCCGGGCGTCTCCTGCTCGCGGCGGTCCATCTCTGCGGCGCGATCGTTGCACGCGCAGTCGGGCGTGGCGGTGATGCCGACCTTGGCGAGGAGCTTCTTTAGCTCGGTGCCGGGGCCGCTCGCTGGTGTGGCTGGCGGCTCCGGTAGCCGAGAAACTCGCGGATACGCCGGATGCTCAACGTCAATAGTCCACTCGTCGCCGTCTTGCGATACAACGCACGGCAGCACCTCTTTGAGCGTGTAGCCACGCTCAGTGCAACGGGCTTCAAGGTGTGAGCGGTGGCATGTAATCACGGAAGTGGGTTCACAGAAGCAAAGCACATTTTCAAGTTACCGGCAATCGGCCCGCCAGCGTTGTAAACACTTATCGTAAATGTCCTTGTGTTCAATGTACGGTCAGGCGGGTTAACTCCAAACATTGCCAGCAAAGCACCATCAATCAAGAATCCGTCGTCAGCAGTACCGCAAAACTTTACCGTAACTGGCAGAGAATAGCTTGCTGGGATGGTAATCAACTGGCGGCTTGCAACAATCTCTTTTACGACGTTTCCCGGATAGTTCGTCATATCCAAGAATTCATAAGTCACCATGTCGTCGCATTCATAAAAATTAACATTGGAGTCGCACTGCTTTCCGCAGCACGCGCAGTTCTGCGCAAGAAGGCCACTTTTCAGAACCAACAAGCCGTTTTTTATTGCGAGTGGCATTATGGGCAGGTCGTTGTTCCGATAGTTACCTCCGATGCCGTCGAGGTGGCAAGCACCTTAATGCCTCGCTTCGTAAAGGTAAGGCCACCCGCTCCAAGCGACACGTGCGTTATCACGCTGGCATCCACCGGCGAGATCGTTATGTCAGACGGCGACGGCGACTTCTTGCCGATGACGTAGACCGTTTCTTTCGTAAACACTAGACCAGACGGGCCAAGCGTTACGCCGGTCAAAACTTCCTGCTCAACTACCTCCGGCTCGGCAAGGTAAAAATTTCCGTTAGCCCGAGCGAGCAGCACCCACTTGCCACTGGCAATATCGCCGCCGGTCTTGTTCCACGCGTCAACAGTATCGCCGCTCGACGCCGCTTCGCTGCCGGGGTCACCAACGTACAGAGTCAACGTCTGGCTTGTTCCAATCGTCCACGTAGCCGTCGTCTTGCTCAGGTAATGCGACGACTGTCCAACGGCCCTCGACAGGAAGCTGTTCTTTCGATCTCTCCTCGCCCCCTCGACCGTTCCGACGACGTTCGCAATACGCTGAGCGTCAGCCAGCTTGAACTGCACCGGCTGCTCACCAGAGTTGCCAGCACCACGGTCCTGCCTCGACGGTCCATAACTCATGCATCACCTCACGACGGCAGGGGCGGGAAAGTATCGGTGAAAGGCAGCATCGGATAGACGCGAAACGACAGGAGATCAGGCGGCTGGCCCGGAGTCTTCTCTCGACCGTTGCTAAGTGCGGCTGGTTCACTGACAGGCTCAGACCCAGCCATAATTTTTTTCCGTTTCCCGCCGACGATCTGATTGAAACCGACGTCCCAAGTCTGCAAGTCCCAGCCGGTGCCTCGATACGCGAGAGTTGTGCTTGTCTCCCAGTAGATATACTGCTCAGCTTGGACGTCCTCGATTTTTCGGTTCCCCGTGATGGACATACACTTCCACGTCTTGGGGGCACCGCCGCTCCACGAGTCAGAATTGATCGCACCGACATACGCCTGCGCTTTCGCGTAGTTGAACGGCGGAGCCTTGTTGATCGTGATCGACACCGTGAACTCACCCTCGTCTCGGTCGAGCCCTCCGATCGGGTCTCCGGCTGTGTTGATGATGATCCGCTTCGTGCTGTTGTCGTTGCTGTTGGGGAAGTGCCAAAACGCTGGCGCGGACGCGAGTCCCCCGCTGAACGAAAACTGAGCGGGACGGTTTAGCGGGTCTTTGTCGAGGTCTGTTGCAGACTTGTATGTGAACGTCAGCCTGTAGTGAAACGGCGAGTCGCCGTCCTGCTGAATGTTCGAGTCAACGAGCAGAGCGTTCTCGTCCTCCGGGTGAGGGTCCAGCCAGTCGATGCCCGGCTCTTCGGATATAGCCTGAAGGTCCGTGTTGGGGTCGTCGACACGCACAAGAAAAATGCGAGTGTACGTTGGCACGTCGCCGTAGGTCGTCTGGCGACTCCGGCCGCGATACATCTCTCTAGAATCTACTACTGCCATGATTACCGTGGTGCTGAGAGTTGAGCGATGACTGGTGCTGCGTCCCTATCCCTCGCCGCATCGGCGAGAAACTTCGTGTTGCGTGCGACTTCAAGCTGAGCCTTGAGAGACGGGTTGTCGTTGCCTCGCAGGATACGGAAGAACGTGTCGACGCCGCCTTTGCTTCGAGAATCAGAGGCATCGACGCTTCTGCGGTCCTCCTTAGTCGCATCGAGGGCGGGCTTCAGTTCATCTTGAAGTTGAGCCTGAAGGTTCTTCTTGCCCTGCTCGAACTCGGGAGTTCCCTCGCCGAAAGCTGCCTTGAGCTTCTCAAGGTCTTCTTGGAACTTCTGGACTGGGCTTTGCTGCTCAGCACCGGGGATAGACTCGTTGAGCTTCCGCATGGCAGACTTGAACTTCTCAGGATCGTTCGCGCCGTTCTTGCCGTATGCTTCCTCGATCTTCGCGCGTTGTTCCTTGATCTTGCCGCCGAAGTCTGCCGCACTCTCGCCACCGAGAGCCTCATCTCGCTTTCTTAGGGCGTTTGTCCTTGCCTGCTCAGCCTGCTCTTTCGTGATTTTCTTATTGGGGTCAGTCGAGTTCGCTGCTTCCTCGATTTTCTTCATCTGCTCGTCGAAGATTTGCTGAGGAGTCTTCTCGATGCCGAGGGATGACAGAAGATTGTCACGTGCTGTCTTTACGGCACGGTCAAACAACGCAAGCTGATCCGCGTTGCCCTTCAGCTTGTCTCGAATTGTTTCGAGAGGCTGGCCCGCCATGTCGAACTGCTCTGCGATGTTGTCGATGGCACCCGAAAACTCCTCAAACGGAGTCTTGGCGACGCCAATAGAAGACATAAAGTCGTCTCGAAGTTTTCTAGCCGCAGAGCTAGCCTGTTGCTGAGAGATGACGTTCTCTCCGACGGCGTCGGAGAGCTTGTCTTGAGCCTCTTGCAGTTTCACGATCGACGGCTTTTGAATTCCAAGAGACTCCTCGACGGCGGTCTTGTTTTTCTTGATCGCCTCTTGGTACTCCTCGAACTCTGCTGGCGAGAGAGACGACTGAATCTCAGCCAGCGACTTTCCTGTCACGCCGAACGCGTCGTTTACCTTATCGATACCGGCCTTCAGTGCCTGAGCGGGCGTAGCATCAAGACCGGCGGCAGACCTCTTGTCCATGTCAAGCTTGTTCTGTGCCACCGCAAGTTTTGCCGGGTCTTTTCCACCGCCGTAGGCCTCGTTGATCTTCGCCTGACGATCGCTAAACTGCCCCGCGAGGTCTGCACCGGCACCGAGAGCCTCGTCTCGCTTGCGTCTCGCTGCGGCCCTCGCCTGATCGGCCTGCTCGCTGGTGATGCTCTTGTTTGGGTCTTTCGAGTTCGCGGCCTCCTCGATCTTCTCGATCTGCTCATCGAAGACTTGCTGAGGAGTCTTCTCGATGCCCAGTGACGCGAGGAGATTGTCGCGAGACTCCTTGACCGCCCGATCAAACATCGCAAGTTGCTCGGCATTGCCCTTGAGCTTCTCACGAACGACGTCGATAGGCTGGCCTGCGAAGCCAAACTGCTTGGCAATGTTGTTGAGAGACGAAGAGAACGTCTCGAACGGGGTCTTGGTCACGCCGACGGCTGACGCAAAGTCTTCAGAGGCCTTCTTGAGTTCCGCGTTCAACTCGCCTGTGCTGATCAGGCCAGCCGCAGCAGCCTGCTTAACGTCACGGGTGCGTTCCTGAAACTGAGTCTGGGCAGACTTGCCGACGAGGCTTTCTCTTGTTTTCTTGGTCAGGTTCGCCCTTGCGAGTGCTTTTTCAGTGTCGGTCAGCGACTTGTTGTTTTTGATCTTGTCAAGCTCGTCCTCGAACTTGTCGACCGGACTCATGAAAGCGTCTTCGAGTTCCTTGCGAATCTTTTCTGCAAACGAAGTGTCAAGCTCGATGTTGATCTTGTTATTGCGATCAAACTCTCTCTTGACCTCCTCGGCCGCGATTGATGCTTCCTCTTGAGCGTTCGTCGAGTCAAGTTCAAGCTTGACCGTCTCGAACTGATCTTTCGAGATCAGATTGTTGTCGAAGTCTGACTGATTTTTTTCCTTCTTTTGCTTGATCTCGTCGGCGAAAAAGCCCTCCTGCTGCTTTTTCTTGATCTCCTCAAGAGCCTTTATGTACTCGGCCTTATACTCTGCCGCCTTAGTCTTGATCTTTTCGGAAGTCGGAAAGAACTTGTCTTCGATCACCGTACCGGCACCAATGTCTCTGGTGGACTTCGTTGCTGCCTTCGCAGCGTCGTTGAGTTGCTTGTAGAGTTCGAGGTTTTTCTTGAGCGCGATAGCCGGGCTGTCGTCTTTGTATGACTTCAGGTTTTCGCGGAGGTTTTCGGCGTTCTTTTTTGTCTGCTCATCAAACTCTTCGAGCGTGATCCTTCCGTCGGCAAGCTTTTGCTGAAGCTCGCTGAAGCCCTCCTGAGCAGCCTTCGCAGCGGCAGACCCCTCGGAGCCATACCTCGCCGACTCGATCGTCAGCGAGTTGATCTCTTCTTTTGCTTCAGTAACTGACTTCTTGACCTCATCAAACGCAGGAGACTTACCGCCCTTGAACGCAGAGGCCGCGCGCGAAGCCTCGGCAAGTTCGTCGACAGAAGCGCGGGTGGCGTCGATTTTCTCAGGTGCGGACTTAAAGCCAATGAACGACTTTGCGAGTCCGTAGACCCACTTTCCAGCTTCAACCAGTCCCTTGACCAAGACAGTTAATACGCCGCCGATTGCCGCAAGCGCGAGGGCCGCGACGGCAATTGGTCCGAGTGCCGCAGCCCATGCTAGTGCGAAGTTAGCGGCAGCGAGCAGAGACGTCGCGCTGGCGAGCGAGATAGCGACCGTGTAAATCCCCCACGCAGCGGCTCCTACTCCTACGTAAATCGCAAGCTGCCCTATAAAAGCCAAGACGACGCCTACAGCGGTTCCAATTGCCCGAAGGCCGACTCCGAAAAGACTAAGGATGCCCGTGTACTCTGCGGCTGGCCTCATTGCAGCAGCAAATGCAGACGCAAGCTCCGCAGCACCGGCAATAAAATCCTCAATCGGCTTCATCATCATGTCGAAGCCGTACCGAATGCCTTCAAATATGGCAGCAAAGGCGGCGAACGCTTGCAAGGAGGCGGCAATCTGAAAAATCACCGCAACCATTCTCAGGAAGATGCCGATCACTCTTCCGACCATCTCAATGATGATCGAAAGCGGCTTGCTGACGTCTGCGAGCATACTCGCAAGCGGTGCCAGCGCAGTGGACAAGCCGCCCTTCACCTCTGCGGAAAAATTGTTGAACGCTCTCTGAAGCTCGACGAACGGAATGAGGAGAGTTCTGCCAAGGCTTTTCCCAGACGCTGAAAGCCTGTCGAACGAAGCCTCGACGTCAAGGAGCCTCTTCGTATCAAGAGAATTCAAGGCACCGCCAAGTCTCGCGAAGTCCTGATCGATTTCTTCAAGCTCTTTCAAGGCTGGAAGGATCATTCCGCCAGTTCGCCCAAACAAGTCCATCGCGATGGACGTTCGCTTGGCGGCGTCTTCGACCTTAGACAGTTCTGCTGCCGCTAGGCGGAAGGCTTCGTCAGGTCTTTTGTTTTTGAGTTCTTCTGTTGAGATGCCAAGCTTATCGAAAGCAATCTTGGCTTCGCGAACGCTCTCTGTGTTGAACTGGCCTGATTTAATCTTGCTCAGGTTCTGATAGAAAGACTGCTGTGCCTTGCCCAGCATTCTCATGCTCACCTGAGTGTTGTCGGCGGCGAGCTTTAGCTTCTCCATCTCCTGAGTGGTCGTGCCGAACCGTTCAGCCATCTGATCGAGCGACTGAGTGGCAACACTGAGATGCTCAAGTGCGTGGAAGAACTTCCCTGTCGCTACCGCTGCTGCCATAGCACCGACGGCAGCAAGAGGGAACGTGGCAGCTAGGCCGGTGATCGCCGCAGACGCTCCGCCAGTCACCCCCGCAGCCACTGCCGTGCCAGCCGCATAGGCACGCACGCCTCCGGCGAGCGCGCCAAACATTACAGATGTTACGGCAACGCGAGCCGCGAGTGACACAAAGCCCAAGCCGGTTGTTTTCTCGTTCGCAGCCGAGGAAACCAGACTCATGACGGTATTGATTTGCGTCAGACTTTTAACCAAGCTGGCCGAGCTAGCAACGGCTGTCGTGATGCCGCCGCCCAGCCCCTGAAGCACGTTCTGAAAGAACTGTGTGGCCGTCGAAGACTTATACAACGCGCCAGCCACGAGATTGTATGCCGACGTTGTCGCAGCCGCGCCTGCGGCAACACCGGCAAATGCTCCCGCGTATTCAGCACCTCTCTGAACATAGGCCTGAGCCTCCTCGCTCATCCCCGCAGAAGCCACCTTCGCAGCCGTGATCACGGCTGCGTATGTGCCAACAGATGCTGCCGCTGACGCAAACGCGCCGCCGAGGCTCCCTACAGTTATGGCGGTCGCTGCCGCGCTGCCGCCTGCGGCGCGGCCGAGTGTGTCTATGCCGCCAAGCTGACCAACAAACGCCCTAAAGCCAGCAATCGAGGCCGACGCTGCGGCGGGAAGAGATTCCTTGTAAGTCTTGGCGAGAGTCTCTGTCGCGTCGTAAGCCCTTCCGGTGGCGATGACTGTCGCTTCGACTGCGCTTGAGAAGCCCTTGAACCCATCCTGACCAGTCTTCGATATCGCACTAGCGGCAACACCGATTGCATTTATTGCGTTGGCAGTCTGGTTCGACGCATTTTTTATATCGGAGTAGGCCTTCGTCACTCCGCTCGCCATTACTGCGGCGGAGGTGCGAAACGTGTCAAACTTCTCCGCTCCCTCTACGACTTCTTCTCCAGACTGAGAGAAAAGTTCTTTTGACGTGCTTGCAAACTGCTTGATAACGCCAGTGGCCGTAGAGAGGTTTGTGGTGTCGGCCTTCACCTCGATTTCGGCTGGCTTCTCTTTGGATATCTCTTCGACGGCGGACGATACGGAAGACGTGTCTGCGTCGAAAGAAACTGAGGCGAGCTTGTCAACCTCCTCGATCGACGTCTTCAGGTCGCTCACATCAGCATCGATGCGAATCGACTTCTCGACGTCCAGCTTGTTCAGTTCCGCGTTCGCTACAGCAATCTGCGCCGAGAGAACAGCGTTGAACTGCTTGATGTCTTCAGTCGCTCCAGCGATCTGATCGCGAAGACCTTGAAAGTAGCTGACGGCATCCTCGACGCCTTTCTGTAGTCCACCTGTATCGGCGGTGAACTGGGCGACAATGCTTCCGATTGTTGCCATCGCTTAGCCTCCGGATGCCTTTCGGAGTTCCGCGATCATCTGCTCCTTCGTCTGCGGTGGCTTTCGACTCGACGGCATGATCATCTCCTCTTCGAGGTTCTTGCTGCCCCACGCCGTGCAAAGAGCCGTGGTAAGGCGAGCGGTCTGTCGCCACTCGTCTCCCCACGGCTCTATGAGCCAAAAGCTCTCCCATTCCGCCAACTCCTCGGCGTCGCAAGACTCCAAGAGTTGCTTGTGCGTCATCCCGAGGGCCAGTGCCAGTCGAAACTCGAAACGCCGCCTCGGACGGCTCAGGAGTTTCCCGCCATCTCCTCAACGTCGTCCTTCGTGAATCGATTCAATTTCATGCAAGCCGTGAAGAGCTTGTCGAGGACCGCCGCCGACTTCTCGCCAAGCTGAGGAATCTCAGCTTCTGTGAAAAGACGTGTGCCGTCCTCGTCGCACAAGCACTTCGCCACGAGCTTCGCGCGGACCATGTCGACCGACTTGTTGCCGCCGACGAACTCCGCCTCGAAACGGTCACGCTCGGTGCCGCTCATCACCCTGATCTTCACAGAGCCGTTCCACTCAGGAACTTCCATGTCGACCATCTTCTTGTCGTTCGCCGCCAGAATCGCCGCTTTACTGAGAGCCATGCCTACTCCTTGTATCCAGACAATTTAAACGTGACGCTTCCCCTCACGTATTCACCAACACTCGCATCGAGATCGACCTTAGTCAGGATGCACTGATACGAAAGCAGTATGTTGCCTGTGTCTGCTCCGTATTGATCTAGCTCTTTGACAGTCAAGAGCTTCTTGTACCCAATTGCATCCGGAAGTGAGTACAAATCAGCCGCGACTGCCCAGAAGTCAACTGAAACCTCGCCGGGATCGGCGAGGCAAGAGTCGACTTCCTTCCAAATCATCTTCCTCTGTGTGTTCCTAGGGTCTTGCGTGACCCTAGAATCCATGCTCGTGATATCTACCTCAGTGGCCGACGACGCGCTTCGCTTGATGGAGTTCGCATAGAAAACATCTTCGCCCCAATACAGCTTTAAGCAGTGAGACGAGAATGGTTCTACGAAAGCCATTGAACTAGTTCTGGGTCAATCGGAGCGACATACTGCCTTTGATCAACTCGCCGACCTGAGCCGTCACGTCCGCCGAAGTCACGAGGGCTGCGGTGGGCAGACCGGCAGTGAACCCGGCGTTCGAGCCAGTGCCGTCGATCGCCCACGTGATCGAGCCAGTCGACGTCATCTGCGGCAGCGTGAGGCCGATGAAATCCACCTTCAGTTCGTCTCCGTCGCGGATCGAGCCGAGACGGTACGAGCGATAGCTTCCGTTGGGAGCTTCGAGCGACGTGACGTCGATCTCAGGCGTCTTCTTGGAGACGGAAATCTGGGTGGCGGTGAACTTCGTGCCCGAGAAAGAGAAACCAATACCCTGCGATGCTTCGTAAGCCATTGTGCCGTCCCTCCTCGGACGTCAGACGAATTCTGTGAAACGGACCTCGTAGACCTGATCAACCCTGTACAGTGGTTTGGCCTGCCCCTCGAACGGACGCTCCATGTTGTCCTGCTCGGAGACGAGGGCCGTCGTTACTATTTTCACGCCCTGCGTGTCGCCCGTAAAGTTGTCGCAAGCGATGCGAATCGAGTCGGCGATGTCCTTGGCTTGGCTGTAAGTCTCCGACACGATCGCGACGGAAAACGTCGCCACGGGGACGCCGAAATTGCCCGTCAGTCCTCGCTCGCGACGTGTGCCCGTGCGGCGGTAGACAACAAGAGGGAATGGGGCATTCTGGACGGCAAGCACCGGATAGATGCCAGCCGTCGTCGCTGAGTCAAGCCTCTCGCGAAGCCACTTTTCAGGTGCCGCCATTAATCTGCTCCGCGAGACGCTCTTCTATGAACAAAACGCCTTCCGCCGCGTAGGCGTCGAAAGTCTCTTCGAGAACCGTGCCTAGCTCGTCCGCAGAGACCCACCTAATGACACTCCTGCCCTTCGTCCTTGGGCGAGTAACACTGTCGAGGTCTGGGTTTCCAGCAGTCTCCACCTCTCGCTCGTAGCCGACGAACGCACCTTCGTCCGAAGACTTGTAGATCACCGATTCCTTGAGCTTTCCGCTGTACCCTTTCGGGGTAGCCGCGCGGAGCCGGGCGGCAAAGATTTGAGAGGCCTCCCTTAGCACAGGGTCGCTATCGATCACCGAGGGGAGCTTTTGAAGCTCATCGATAACCTTGCTCAGGCCTGTGACCTTCACGCCACTCATGTCGTAAGCCGCTCCTTGCAAACAAGCGAGTGTTCTTCTCGATTGTTCTTCTCGGTCACCGATACGATGTCGAGCGTGCGGACTGGGGACCGGCTAGTCCAGACAACACGCATTCCTGACGTCAGGCCGGGCACGTAGCGGAAGCGGACGGTATGGGTGGCGATCGTGGCAAGCTCTTGGCTGAGCATCGCCTCGCTCGCCGTCAGACCCTCGACCGCAGCGCGGCGAGTAGCGAACACACCCCACGTGGCAGTCGATTCGCCGTAGGCGTTGGTTGCCTGAGTCGCGACCTGAATGGTCACAGACTCTCGCAAGTCTCCCGCCCGGATTGTCATCGGTACTGCCCCCAGTTGATCGATCCTAGGAGCATATCCACAGCCATCGGGGCGGGATTCAACGCGCCCTGAACGATCGACTCGCGATTTGCGTACCACCCACCGACGAGCATGAGCATCGCGTGACGCGCGGGGGTGGGCACCGCGCGGGTGTTGTCGCCGTAGCCTGCCCAGTAGGTCACAGTAACGTCGTTCTCCGCACCACGGCACGGGGGCCACGTGCGGTTCCACTGCGGCCGGATCACGGCAGGCGTAGCGTCCCTGTCCTGCCGAAAGTCCGTGAACGGCACGGGAGCGTAGACGCCGTCACTTGGTACGTAGGTCACGACGATGTCGCCAGTCGTGACCGGAGGGCGGGGAAGCTCGATGTCCCAGCTTGGAAAGAAGTCGAGCTTCATCTGCCACTGCGAACGGATCAGCGTGCGGTCGCACACCGTCTCGACGTGATGCCTCGCGGCAGACACGAGACTCATCACGTACAGGTCGTCAGAGTCGAAGTCCGGATCGATGCGGAGGTGAGACTTGGCCTCCGCCAGCGAGACTGGCTCAACGACAGGCTCCGTGATCCTTCGGAGAGATCGGTAGCGGAGGTTCCCACGCTGAATCAGTTCGTAGTATTTCACGGCTTCACTTTCCGCTTTTCGACGGTCATCGTCGCCTGCTCGACCTTGATCGACCTCGATTCTTCAGTGATTGGCTTGGCAATGCCGTCAGAAATCCAGCCCTTGGCAGTGACGTCGAAGATTTCGACAACATCGCCTTCTTTGTGCCAGCCCCAGTCCCTCAGCATCTTGATCTTCATTTGGATTTCTCCGCGTGTTCCTGCGATCCCCATGCCTCCGGTGGTCGCCGTCCGCCGCTGTTCCAGAAATGAGTCGGGTACTGATAGATGGTCTTCAACCTCTGATCAGGCCAGTTAATGACAAGCTCCGCGTGGCCGATCGCGACTTGCGGGCAGACTGCCAGCTTGTTGCCGCACTCACGGAATTTGTGCCAGAAGTAGATATCAGGGTCTTGCCGATCTGATCCCCAGTCGCCGTCCTCGCCGGGGACGCCGAGGAACCACGGCTTCTTCATCCTGCGAAGAGCCGCCGTCCGAATCAGAGTCAGGCCGAAGTGAGCCGTATCAACGATCTGGGCGGGCTTCTCCCACCAGTCGGCTGGCATCGTGACAGTCTGCTCGCCCTTACCGCCGAGGCCTTCGGGGGTAAACATGAGTTGCTTGTCGTCTCGCTTCATTTGAAGCGGCGCGATCGCGTCGACTCCTGAGATCAAGATCGCAGACAAGAGACGAGGCAGGCACTCAGGCTCGAAGACGCTATCGTAATCGAGAGTGCAGATAAAATCGTTGCCGGTCTCTTCCTTAGACAGGTCTGTGAGAATCCGGGTCATTGTCTGATCCCAGAAAGCCCCAGTTCCTTTCACGACCTGAATGCCATGAGGGGCAAACGTGCTGGTGACCGTGAAAAAGTTGTCTGTAAAAGCAAGTCGCGGCATGCTCAAGCACGCCGCGACTTTTACATCATGTTCCACGTTGCCGACGAGAATCCGCATCTGACACTCCAAGCCCCTCCTGAAGTGAAAATAGGCTTGGGCATCCTTGCCCGTCGTGTCCGTCCGTGGACTAGTAGGTCTGGAACTGCTTGTTGATCGTGACCGACGGGACGAGGTCGTTGACACCCATCGCGGCAGCGGTGATCGGCATATCTTCCGTCTTGCTCAGGCGAGCAACGGTCGAGATCGTGGCTGCGTTGCCGGGGGTCGCGACGACCGTCAAGTAACGCTTCTTCCCACGCATATCGACGTTGAACCGTGCCACAGCACCCGTGCCGCCAGTCGTCGCGCCAGCACCGGCGGTGATGGTGTAGCCGCTGACGTCAGCCTGACCGCTGCCAGACGAGTCCGACTGCTGGAGCTTCAGGATGCTGGCGTAGCTCGTGGTCGCAGCCGTGAACTGGCTGAACACCACGTCGATGCTCGCGTAGTCGGCACCGAGAGTGTCGATCTCATGCGAGTGAGTGCCGCTCGTGGCGACCGCCACGGAAACCTTCGCAACCGTCTTCGTACCTTCAATGTGATTCACGTTCTAGTCCTTGTTAAGGGAGTTGAGAGGGGCAAGTGTTTCCGTACTATCAGGAGGCCGCAGTCTTGAGAGCAACGATCGGACCGGCACGGTTCGCGTCACCGCAGTCGTGGGTGACCGCGTCGAACCGCATCGTGCTGACGAGCAGCGTCTGATCGAGTTCCGCATAACGCTCGGTGGACTGCTTGATGGTCAGGCCGCGACGGGTCGCGTAGAAGGAACTCAGCGACAGGTCGCCGAAGAGGAACTTCACGACGCCGGGGTCAGCCGACACGTTGTTGGAAAGTGTATGCACGAAAACAATTGGATATCCGAGAAGTCGCATCTCGGTTCCCGCCGACAGGGTCGCGGGCGTGTTGCCGCCAGCGATGCCGACGTTGTTGACGAGACCCAGACGCTGAACGCTGGCCGCGAAGACGGCGGGGTTCACGTACCACTTGGCGTTGGCCCTCGCGTACAGCGGGAGACGACCAGCCGCAGCGATCAGCGAGTTCAGGGTCAGCGACTGCGCCCCGGTCTCGCCGCTGCCAGCCGTGATCACGCCAGCGGCATGAGTGCCGTCGGTGATCTTGTTGACCACACCGACGATACCGCCGTGGTCGCCGCTGCCAGTCCCCACGAACGAACACACGTCGATGAGTTCCGCGATGGCCCTCGACACTTCACCCGTCAGATAATCGGCGAGGTTCAGGACGGACGAGTCTTCCAAAATCTCCGAAGAGATGCGACTCGCAACCGCAGCCTTCTTGGCGACAAGCTGGACACGGTCCCAACTGGCGTCGGATTCGCTCACGCTCGTATTTTCTCCGACAAAATACGCTTTGAGACCTCCAACCCTGCGAGGCACGATGAGGGTGTCAGACTTCATCTGGAGGTTGCGGGCATTGGCCGGGAACGCACCGAACTCTTCGACGAGGACGATGATCTCGTTGAGGATTTCCTCGTTGACGAAGATGCCGCCCTGAGCGTTGACGCCTTCGTTGAGGGCACGCGACTCGGTCACGCCGTGGTCGTTGCACCACCGCTGAGCCTCGGTGTCCTTCAGGAGCGTGGCCCGGAAGAATTGACCAGCGCGGTAGGCCCGCTCTTCGGCATTCGGACCCTTGAAATTCTTGAGTCGGCCTGCGCCCGCAAGGGCGATAGGGGAAATCTTCACTGTACTCTCCTTGGAGTTGCGAGTTTCGATCTTGGCGGGGGTGGACTTGTCGAGAACCGCTCGGAGTTCAAGCTCCTTGGCAGCGACGTTCTCGTAGAAGGTGATCTGGTCGCGGAGCTTCTCAGCACGCTCGCACAGGCAGCGAAGTTTCTTCTGCTTCTCGCCTTCGACCTCCTGAGTGTCCTCGACTTGGTCTGCCGCTTCGTCGTCAGCGGCGGCGGGTGGCATACCGTTCTGCTCGGCCATGTCCTCGTTCTGGTCAGCGGTCTCGGTGTCGGTCTCCTGAACCGCGCCCATCTCTGCGAGGACGGCGGCGAGTTCGTCGAGGAGCTTCTTGACTTTGGCCGAGGCTTCCATGCTTCGTGTTCCTTGCTAGTGGTTTGACGATGCGGCCACGCGATGCGTGGCGACACGTTCAAACTACGGTCAAAGAACGAATGACCCGAAGAAGAGGGTCAAAGAAAGTGTTGTATGAAACAACACTATTTTGGACTGGTGCGACGCCAGCAAATGGATCGCACGTCGTTTGCAGAGACGATACAGCGGTCCTGACGACCGCAGACTTGGCAGCGGAGATACCTCACCTGAAGATCGCCGCTTTGGCGACTGCTTCGAGTGATCATCCGTCCGCTGCATCCACTGCACGGGCACTTATCACCGCTTTGCATCTGGCTTCCTATAGAAAGAGTCAGTGAAATGCGTATCTAAAACGAGGTCTGTGACTCCCAGAACAAAGTCTGGAACAGCCGGTGCGTATGCAGACGCGATGGCGGTTGCAGTCAAAACGCCAGCCTCCTTGGCAGCAACGGCGAAGCCCTTTTTGGCAAGCCGAGACGCGTAGCTGAGTGAGTTAGTTTTCACGACGACGGTCGTCTCTTTCGGAGCGTTCTCTGACGCGATTGTTTTGATCTTCGCGATCTGGTCGTCGGTCATCTCTTTGCGACCGGAAACTGGATAGATCAAGACCTTCTTGTCGGTGACGTCCACGACGTGCGAGACTTTTCCGCCCTTCGCCCGGATCGTCAGAGTAAGGCCGGATCGTCCGTTGGTTGAAGCAAGAGACTTGCTCGTGCCTCCGAGGCCTTTCACGAGGGCAGCGACGCTCTTGTCTGTCATGCCAACTCTCTCGATTCGAGCAGAGACACGAGTCGGACGCATTTGGTTGTCGTAGATTCCCTTGACTGCACCGGCGACAGCACCAGCCGCTGCCCCTGACGCGGCACCTTGTGGAAGGAACGTCTTAGCAAGGCCAGAGACGGCACCGAACACAGCCCCGGTCGCAGCCCCTTTTGCGGCGTCGGCAGCGATGCCACCCGCGCACGTGTTGCCCTTCGAGAACTTGCCGTCCTTCTCTTGCCCGCAGTCGCGAGACTCGGCGAAGGCGAGGAGGCTGGCGTGGCGGGCGTCGATCGACCGCTCCCATTTCTTCGGCCTCTGGTGCGGCGGGAGAAGCGTCGAGAACTTGTACTTGTCTTCCGACTTCTGGAGTTTGGCAGCGTTCTCAGTTTCCCACTTCTTCATGTCTTCAGCCTTGCCGAAGACCTTAATTGTAGTGTCAGACTGACGTCCGCCAAACGCTGCACCAGCCGCTTCCTTGATCTTTGCAGCCTCGGCTGGGGTCAAGTCTTTGGCGGGGTAGAGCCTCGCTCTACCGTTCTCAAGATCGACGTGGAATAGTTTATTTCCATCCTTGTCGGCGACGGAGATGTTCAGGCTTGGCGGGTTGATGTCGACTCGCGTGCTTTTCGGATCGCCGCCCATCACGTCAACGAGACTCTTGAGTCTCTTCTCTGACGATCCCATCTGGTAGAGCTTCCGGGCTGCGTCTGTCTGCACACCGTTGTCGTACCGCATCCTGCCACGAGGGTCTTCCTTCGGCATATCGACAGAGCCGCCGCACTTGTTGCCGGAGGCGAAGCGGCCGTCGTCTTCGCGACCGCAGTCGGCGGAGCGGGACTCGGTCGCCACTTTGCCCGGCAACTTCCCAGCCTTCTCGATCTCATCCCACACTTTGTCAAGCACCGGATCGAAGTCGCAGTCCGAAGCGTCCTCAGCCGGGCGGGCTTCGATCTGGCTGCGACGATCGTGCTTCGCTCTCGCAGCGGTGCGGTACGCATCGAAGACTTGCATGCTTCTGCTGCCGGGGGTGCAGTCAAAGCGAAGCGGCACAGAGTCTCCAGACTCCTTCCACCACTCGCGGCCTCCCGGCGTCGCGTAGACGTCAAGGAGACTGCGAGCGCGACTGTACTCGGGCGGAACCTCTCGGCCGCGCCTCTGCGCTGCCCTCCGCAACTCCGATCGCGGGCAGTCGTATCCGTACTTGGGCCACTCGGAATATCCGGTCAGAGCGTACCTTGAGTTTCCTCCGGCGTCATCCCTTGAAGCCTCCCTCATGACGATCTCTGTTGCGCCAGAGTTGATCATGTTCTCCATCATCTCAAGTGCGATTCCCTTTCCTCGGTATCGCAAGTTGATATGAAATGTTTGAGCTACGATCGAGAAGCCACTTCCGTCTGTCGATCTGTAGAAAGACCTCTCGCCGCCCACGACCGACGGCGGAGAATCGTCGTTGTCATCTCCCTGAGTCGCAGCAGAACTCCACCAAACATGGAACAGGGCAACCCTTGTTCCAAGCGGATCAGACTCGTTGCCGTAGTTTGGCGAGATCGTCACGCGGGGGGGCGAAATGCCAAGACGCCCTATGGAGTCTAGGCACACGCCAGAGGCGGCGATTGCGTCAGCAACGGACATGCCAAGAGACTTGAGCGCAGCTTTGGTGGCGTCTGGGTCTTTGATCGTGATCACCCCAAGCCGATCAGCACCGTCGAACATAGGCTCTTCCGGACGGAAGAAGACCGTGTCTTCTCCGCGTCCGATTTCTTTTTCGTTCTCACCCCACTGCGATGAGCCCGGAGAAACCTTGCTGGGCATGGCACCGCCGCCGCCATCTTTATCCGGCGCGGACATAGTCTTCGCGCCGCACGAGTTGTCGATACCGTTGCCTTCGCCTCTAGGGCAAAAGGCACGAGCCTGCGTGCTGTGCTTCGGATGACTGGAGTGGAGAAGGTCGTTGTCGGTCGTGTACTTCGCGTTCTCTGGCCTGCCTCTCCGGGCCAAGGTTAGGAACGCATTTACCCTCGCCAATGCCCATCGGTCGCGAGTCATGCCCGGACGATGGCTCGTCGAGAAAGCACCAGCACCTCGACGATAGACTGCCTTCAGTGCGGGCAGGCTGACGTGAGTCCACGACGGCTTCTTGGCCTTTCGCATCGCAGCGTTGTGTTCTTCGGCCTTCGACTTCAGCGAGGCGACGATGCTCTCGTTCAGCGAGATGTCGCCAGACTTGTTCTTAGCGGAGCCTTCGTCGTTGACGTCGCTGCCTTTGATCTTGTCCTTCTTTGGGGCGGGAGCGTCGCCGCGAATCTCGACGCCGCTAAGGTCGAACCAGATCGCAAGCTCTCGCAACTGAACCGACGTTGGAATAACTCTCGCAACGTAATGCTTTGTGTCGAGCGGCAATGGGACGGTAGGCTTAACCTCAGACAGAGGGTATCCGTACTTTCCTTCCGGGCCGATGTAGTGCTTAGAGTCTTTTCCAACCCTGTGCTTGTCGAAGTCGGCGTCGAACTCCTCCTGCGTCTTGTAGAACTTCGGCTCACCAATTTTCATCACGCCGACGAGCGTGGCCTTGCCCTTGCCAGTGCGAACGATTCCAACTGTCTTGCCGATGAATGACTTGAGCGAGTTCGACGGGCGAGTCTCGATAGTCTTCTCGCCAGAGAGAATCTGGCCGGTAAAGTCTTGATCAGAGTCGTTTATGCCAACGCCCTTTCCGCACGTGTTCGTTACGCCGCCGCCGGGGCCGTTTGCACAGAAGCCTCGCTTCTCGACAAGCGACTTGAGTAGCCAAGGCCTCGACTTGATGTGCTGGTAGCCAAGCGGCTCGTCACTTTCAGCCTTTGCTGCTCGACTGCTCTTAGACTGCTTCTTCAGTTCGCTGCGGATGATCTCTGGGCCGACCTTCGAGGCGTAGGCGTTCTGCGGCGCGTAGTTCTTCGTCTTCTCGTAGACGGCGTTCTGGCCGAACGTCTCAGCGAACAGGGCAGGCCACGCCGCTTCTGGAAGTGTAGACGCGTGCGTCAGCATTCCGTTGTACTCGCCATTCGTAGAGAACGAGTAGCCGCCTCGCACGTGTGCGACCATGTCGTGGACGACCCGGAACAAGTCGTTGGCGATCATCGGCTCGCCGTCGGCAGTCTTGTACTTCGTCTCGCGAAGCATCGGGTGGTTGGGCGTAGCATCGCCCGTGCCGAACCCCTTGTCGGTCATGAAGAAAGAGAACTCGCCAGTCTTGGCGACCTCTTGACGCATCTTGTCCGAGTTGGGTTTCGTGCTGCCCGGCGGATCGCCGTATGGCTCGCCCTCTCCACGCCACGCTCTGGCCTTCAGCCCGGCGGCAGTGAGTGCCTCGTACTGCCTGCCGATCTCATCGACGAGTGATCCGTATGACGCCTCTGCCTCTGGCGTGAGAGGGGCACCTGAGTGGCTGGTCTGCTCGTTGGCGATGTCGTCCATCTGCTTAGGTGCAGGAGTCTCAGCCAAGCCCTTCGAGCGATCCCAGACTTTCTCCGGATCGGGGGATACTGAATCGACGGCGTCTCGTAGGTTCTGCGAGCCTTCAGGGAATGACCTCTCGGTCTGGCCGGGGCCGCAGTCGTTCTTCACCCCTCCGCCGACTCCGGTTGCACAGAAGACGCGTTGCTCGGGGAACAACGCGATCTCGCAGTTACGGAACTCCGGCATTCCAGTCTCTTCCGAAGCCCAAAGCCAGAACTCGAAGGCAGACCGTCCTTGCCTATCAAGTCTCGCCGCCATCTTCTTTCCCCACGACAGCATCTCCGTGTAACGCCGATAGCCGAGGCTCGACTTGTCCGAGAAGTCGAGAGTCATCACGGTGCCAGAGCCGTTCTTATTCCACCACTCCTCGCCCTGCTTTGTCTCGATGATGTGCTGTACGCGGAGAGTTCCATGACGACCAAGATGTACTTTCGCCGCCGGGGGTAGTCCGTCGCTGAATTTCTTTCCTGTCGATTCGTTCACGGCGTTCAGGAAACGCTCCGTGATCATCGAGCCAACGTCGGCATCAAACCCGAATTTCGGCCACAGGCGATATCCCTGCAAGGCATCGCTTGGTCCACTCACAAAACGACCGATGCCGTTTCCGGCGGCGTTCGTGACAGCCTTGGACAATCCGTTCTTCTCTGCTGCCTCAAGCGATTGAGACATGGCTGACATGATAGTCGCCGAAACAAGATTCAAGCTGATGCTTCCGCTGTTAATCTTCTCTCTTGCTTGGGAAGTCAGTTGGAAGTATCCGTACTTGACAGCCGAGTCAGGCTCGCCGTTGAAGCCAGCTTCGACAGTAGCCGTAGAAAGAGGATCGTCTCCGAAAGGAATAGTGCTTTTCACTTCTATGCCGCCAATGCGAGGCACCATCACAACCTTCGAGTCAGGGATAGTGCCGCAGCCAATCACGGCAATGTCTGACGGATTCTTAATTCCGTAAGACTTAGCACGTTCAAGCAACTCCTCGGGACGCCTGATCTGAAGGTCAGCAACCTTGGTTGTCGATTTGAATGGAATGCCATTCTCAAGCTGATCGCGGCCGAATATCGCCCTCTGTGATCCAAGCCTCACGGCATTGCGGTCCGCTTCTGGAATCGACTGAGTTATCGCGTCGGAAACGATCGCGTAGCTCGCCGCAGACCCACCAATTGTGCTGCCACCGCCACCGCCCCCATCCGGCGCGGACAT